GTCGAGCGCGCGCTCGACGCCGACGACGCGCCAGCTGGCCGGAACGAGCGGCTTCAGCGTCGACGCGAGCAGGCCGTGCGCGCTCACGCGATCGCCCCAATCGCGCGCTTCGGGCGGAGCAGGTAGCGGATCGCCGTGTCCATCGGATACGGCCGGAACACGAGCTCGTCGCCGCCGATGCCGCCCGTCGCCGGGTCCGTCTTGGCTGCGTTCCAACAGTTGCGGGCCTGCATCAGCTGCGCCTGCTGCCACGACAGCGGCACCCGGGCGCCGGCTGCGAGCTCGGGCGCGTACGCGGTGATCTGTTCCCGGGCGCCGGCGAGGAAGGTGTAGAGCGAGATGTCCAGGCGGGGCGCGTCGGCCCATTGCGCGCGCGCCGACGTGAGCGTGTGCCAGCCGTCGCGCTTGGCTTCCACGACGAACGAGGCCGGCTCGACAGCGAGCGAGCTCGAGGCGCCGACGACGACGACCTCGAGCTCCCACAGGCCGGGCGCCTCGAGCACGACGACGCCGAGATCGATGTGCAGCTGGTCGCCGACGATCGCCACAGGCAGCGCGTCGTACCCGCCGAGATCCGGGGCGATGAGCTCGGCCGTCGCGGCGGTGATGCCCTCGAGCGAGACGGGCGTGCCGTCCAGCGTCGCGAGCTCGACGACGAGCTCGGCCGGCTCGTCGCCCTCACGGAACGCCTCGAGCGGCGTCGCGAGCTTGTACCGTGCCACGGTGATCCTTCCCTCGAGCTCGATGTGGTGGAGGCGGGGCCGGTCGCGAGGCGTGACCCCCCACAACCCGAACCGGTCGACGGCTTACCCGCGCCGGCCCCGCCGGCTTACTCGGCCGCGGACTCGGCCGGCGTCGTCGCGCGGCGTACGACCCATTCGCCGCCGGGCTCGCGCATGGCGCCGATTCGCAGCTGCGGGATTGCGAAGTACCGGTATCCGTTGACTTCGGTGCCGGGCACCAGCTTCGCGTTCGGCTTCGCGCCGGTCTCGGCGAGCTCGACCACGGCCCGCTTGGCGGACGGATCCTTCACGACGAGGGTGAGCGCGTAGTCATCCTGATGATGGAACAAGCCGGCGTAGACCTTGCCGGGTGCCTTCGGGTCGTCGTCGGCGATGAGTACTTCGTACTCACGGCCGGGCTCGAGGGTGAGCGATTCGGGCTTGCTGTTTGTCACGGTGGTTTCCCTTCGGTCATGGTGGTGCGAAGTGGGGTGCCGCCGGCCTGCCGCATGTGCCGCAGGCCGGCGCAGGGGGAACTAGCTGACCAGCTGGAGCGACGCGGAGCGCTCGAGCAGCGTGGTGTAGTAGCCGAACACGGCCTCGTCGGTGCGGCCGTTCTGGATCGCCGCGGCGTCGACGCGGATCGGCGAGCCCGGGAGCTCGAACAGGCGCAGCGCGTTCTTCGAGCCGACCAGCACCTGCAACGAGGCGCCGGTGGTGACGAGGCTCGAGGGGACGACGCGCAGGCCGTGCACGTTGCCGCCGCCCCAGTCGATGGAGATCTCGATGTAGGCGAGCTTGTCGACTTCCTTCGTGTTCGCGATGGTCGCGAAGTCGGCCGGGTTGACCAGCGCGAACGCGGGCGTGTCCTCGTTGTTGACGATCGCGATCGCGCCATCGATGATCATCGCCAGCGCCGTGGTCGCCGGCGAGGCGAGCGCCGTCGCGCCGGCGACGAGCGCCGCGCCCACGGCCGCGTCGACGTCGCGGGCGTAGTCCTCGGCGAGCAGGCGAACGATCGCGTCGACGAACTGCGTCTCGCCGAAGTCGATGTACTCGCGCGGGATGCCGTTGCCGCCGGCGATCCGGTTCGCGTTGGCGCTCAGCGGCGACGTGGTGACCGCGGCGCCGTCGACGGCCGCGCCGTCGCCGGCCCACGCCGAGACGGTCGGACGGGTGCCGAACTTCCAGCCCTTGACGACGAGCGCCGAGAGGTCGCCGTGCGCGACGAGGCCGGAGTACTTCGGCGTGAACCCGATGCCGTCCCAGACTTCGCCGAGGATCTGCGGCGTCGCGATGACGTTGGCCTGCGAGCCGACGGCGGTGCCCCACGCGAACAGCTCGCCGGCCGCGGCGAACGCCTCGGGGATCGGCGTGCCCATGCGCGTGTTGTCGGCGATCGCGGCGAACAGGTCGCCCTTGGTGAGCTTGCGCTCGTCGGCGGCCGGCGTGCCGGTGCCGAGCGTGGCAGGCGCGTTGATGTCGCCCATGCTGTGTGCTCCGTTCTCGGGCTCGTCGCCCGTCTCGTCGAGCTCGCCGGCCGGCGGCTCGTCTGCGGCATGTGCCGCATGGTCTGCCGAGTCGCCGACGGGCGCGGAGGCAACGCCCGCCGGCGGCTCGGGGTTGATCGACGAGGCATCCGTGATGACCGGCACGGATGCCTCGTCGGGCTTGGGGGCGAGCTCGGCCTCGAGCTCGGCGACGCGCTGCCGGGCGACGACGAGCTCGTCGATGGTGGCGGCCGTGCGCGGGTCCAGCGCGCCGGCGTCGAGCTCGCTCACACTGAACAGCTGCGCGCCGGCGAACGCGCCGGCGCCGACGAGGCCGGCGCCGACGAGCACCCGACGCACGACGTTGCCGGCCGCGTCGACGTACTTCGCGATCTCGGGCGACAGCTGCCGGCGCTTGCCGCCGGCGTACGCCTCGAGCTCGGCGTCACCTTCGGGGGTCTCGGCGTACCGGAACGCGGCGAGCACGCCGACGCCGGGCTCGTCGACGAGCTCGACGGCGCGGCCGACCGGATCGAACCGGTTGTGCTCACGGTTCAGCGTGACGATGCTCGGGTCGCCGGGTACGACGACATCGCCGGCCGCGAACATGGTGCCGGCTTCGCCGGCCAGCGGCTGCCCGGATGCCACGCCGTAGGGCAGCAGCAGGCCGCGCACGACGCGCGGATCGGCCGAGTCCAGGGCGAACATGCCCGGTTCGATGCGCTCACTCATTACCGGGATCTCCGATCGGGGACAGCTGCGGCGAGACGAGGCCGCGCAGGTTCTGACGGATGACGACGCCGGGGCCGGCCACGTCGTCGAGCGAGAGCCGGCCGACGATCGGATCACGCCAGTACGGCACCGTGTAAAGCGCGATCTCGTTCGCGTCGCCCTCTTGCGTCGAGTACGTCAGCGAGGCCGTCGACACGCTGCCGTCGATGAGGGAGGCCGGCATGTTGAAGTAGTTCGCGATGTCGATGCGCGAGCCGTTCCGGCCCTCGATGTAGAGATCCGGCGAGATCTGCCCGTGAATGCGCGCCTCGATGTCGTACGGCGTGAACGCGGCGCCGCCCTTGCCCTCGATGCGCGCTTGGTTCCACGCCTCGACGTAGGCTTTCGCGCCGGCCTCGTCGAGATTCGACTCGACGGTTTGGTGGAGCTCGGTCGCCGCGATCGGGTTTTTCGCCTTGTCGACCCATGCCTCATCGATCGCGACGGCGCCGTTCAGCGCCCGCGCACCGTAGGCGAGCAGCCCTTCGGATGCGCCCGGAATGAGCGTGAGCTCGTCGGCGTCGGTGGCGTGGCGCCATGCGCCGGCGCCGGCCGGGTCGAGCTCGAGCGTGCCGCTGCCGTCGCGGGCGAAGCGCCAGCGCTCCAGCGGCACCCGGGCGCGGCCGTCGTCGTTGCCGGTCCAGAGTGACCAGCCGTAGAAGATGTGATCGTCGAGCGTGGCGGCCATGCGATGCCACGGCGAGACGCCGCCGGCGTTGCGCTGCAACCATGCCGGCTGCTGCGCCCGCGGCAGCGGCTTCGGCTCGCGTCCCTCGGCCTCGGCGAGCTCGAGCTCGTCGGCGTCGTAGGCGACGAGCGGCGCGCCGGCCAGCAGCGACAGCAGCACGCCGCGCGCCTTGAACACGCCCGGCAGGCTGAGTGCTTCCTCCCGGGTGAGCACCCGGGGTTGCGTGCCGAACACGTCGCTCCAGACGATCTTCGGCAGCGTGTCGGCCGACATCGGCGAAACGATGTCGAGCATTCGCGTCGGCGCCGAGCTCATCGAGCCGAGCCCCGCCGTGCGTCTGAGTGCTTCCCACATGCCCATCGCAGACAGCATGCCCGGCACAGACGCGAAACTCATTCCTGACAGTGTTAGGCCGGCCTGCCGCATATGCAGCAGGCCGGCCGTGAGCTCGAGCTCGAGCGCGTCAGGCGATGATGCGCAGCCGTTCCCGGGCCGGGTTCTCGTCGTACCACCGAAGCGCCATCGCGCACGCCTCGGCCGCGGTGATATCCGCGTCCAGATCCGGCCGGCCGAGGCCCCAGCCGTTCACGCCGATCTTGCGCCGCACGACGCGCAGCATCGCGCCGCTGAGATCGTCCTGCCCCCAGTGCCGCAGGTTGCCGGCCTCAATCTCTTTGACGAGCAGCGCGGCCGCCGTCTGTACGTTCTTCATCGTCTGCGGCGCCATGCGCGGCCTCGGGTTGCGCCGGTTCAGCGCTTCAGTCTCGGCGAGGATCGGCCCGAACGTGTCGTGCACGATGGTCGCCCGGGTGCGGCCGGCGATGCCGTACACGGCGTCGACGAGCCATTGCACGCCGTCGCGCCGGTCGAGCACGAGCAGCATCGCGCGGCCGTCCTCGTCGCGCCACGCGGCGCCGATCGCGGCCGAGTCCTGCCCGGGCGTGCACGCGATCGCGAGGCCGTAGTGCGCCGGCGGCTGGGGGTAGTCCTCGTCGAGCTCCAGCCGAGTCCAGGCATCGGGCTTGATGAGGCCCGTCGAGTTGCCGTCGTCGCCGAAGATGTTGCCGTACTCGCGCAGGAACCGCGGCCGCTTGAACCGTTCGAAGTTGACCCGGACCGCCTCGAGCGGCGTCAGGTTCCCCGGCTGCGCGCCCGGGTGCGAGGCGAGCACGAGCGGCATCGCCTGTTCCCATGTGGCGATGTCGTCGACGGTGGTGCCGTCCGGCATCGCGTACTCGAGGATGCCGGCGGAGCCGCGCCGGCCGGCCTCGAGGCCGTCCCAAAGCAGGTTCCCTTTCCGGTAGTCGCCGGCCGTGCCGGCGACGACGTACTGCCCCGCCGGCCGCGTGTCCAGCGTCGGCAGCGCGGCGCCGTTGATGTCGTCGACCTTCGCGGCATCCGGCTCGCCGGCCTCGTCGATGATGACCAGATCGAACGCCTCGCCGCGGAGATCTTCGACCGAGCTCAGCCACGACACGGTGTTGCCGGTGTCGGCCCATTCGACGCGTTCCTGCCCGGCCGCCCGGTAGATCCGCAGCCGGCCGTCGGTGTTCCGGTCCAGCGCCGGCGCGACATCTTTCAGGAACCGGGAGCGGCCAACCTTACCCGTGGTCGCGGTCAGGATCGCGACGCGGTAATCGAACCGGTCGCGGCTCGCCGCGCGGCCGAGCGCGGCCGCGATGAGCGCTGTCGTCTTGCTCGAGCGGCGCGGCATGAGCACGGCCGAGTCGCGCCGGCCGGCGCTGAGCATGTCACTGAGTAGCAGCTGCTGCGGCTTCGGGCCGCCGTCCTTCGCCCGGAACATGCCCAGCAGCCGGCAGCCCTCGACGAACTCACGCCGGCTGGCCGGGTCGTCGCCGAGCTCGGACAGATGCAGCGGCCGGATGTCCCGGTCACGGATGCCGAGCCACCATTGCTCGAACACGTCCTCGTCGAACGAAAAAGCATTGC